CATCAATTCATTTTAGACTATTTGAGAGTCTGTTTGTATCATGAACATGGCTTCTCTTATAACGCTGTTCACGCTGATTTGTATGGAGATGACTCTTTGTCTTCATTACTTACTTCCTTGTCCATGGATGAGTTGAGGGAATTTTGGCGTCGTATTTACGGTTGTTTTGGGTTTGAATTGAAAGATAGTGCTTTTAGTCTCCGAGTTGGCCCTGTTGGCTCTACTTTCCTTGGTGCTACATGTCGGGAGGTTGATGGTTTTTACATCCCTTCCTATAATTCCTCACGGATTTATGCTAGCTTGGTGACTAATATTGTTGGAGGTCGTTCTGCGGATGAAGAACTTGGTAAAAACTATGCCTTATTGCACTTGGCATGGTTTGATGAGGAATTGTTTGAAGCAATTCGTTCTAGTATTGTGAAGTCGCTCAAGTTTATTGAGGGTGATTATTCGCTTCATTTACGCACTCATGGTGTCCCTACTCGGGAGGCTGTGATTTGGCGGTTTTGGCTCGGTAGTGAAGGGTCGTATGAGGGTATGACCCCCTGGATGGAGGTGGATTTTAAAAACTATATGAGCTTATATAATGAATGCGACACGTGCGGAACGGCGAACGAGGGCAACCTTGAATCGCCTAATTGCTACTAAACAACTTTCTCAAAAGGGTCTGGATTGGCTGATCGTAGCCACTGACCCTTTCCATGACACCGAGGTTTCTTGCGAGGGATTCCCGGATGTTACTTCATCTCGCACAATTGTACAATGCGTTACACAAACTACGAATGTTAAGACTCCTTTGTCAACAGATTCGAATTGGGATGCACATGTGTTCCTTTTTCCTAGTTCTCCGAATTGGGATCAAGGTAATGGCACAACTGTTTTGCCCAATGCTTTTTATCAGGCAGCCATCACTCCTGATGGTCTTCTTGTTAATCGTTCTCTGTTAACAAACCTTCCTGTATATGCCGGTTACAACATTATCACTGTTGCTAATGGCACAGATTGGACTACCCAGACTACTAGTCAGGGTCATTCTAGTCCCTCGGTTGCGTGGCCAACCACATTCGGTGCCGGTCAGGTTCGCCTGATTGCTGCTGGATATGAAGTCACAAATACAACTGCAGAGATATACAAACAAGGTTCGATTACTTCTTATCGTAGTCCGTCAAACGTTGTTAGTGGTTTTCTAATAGCTAACAATGATA